TGTAGCGCCTACGGAAACAAAAAATAAAAAGAAACGAGGAAATCGTGGACGAGGCGCGGCTAAGAAAGCTGCTGCCAAACTCGCCAAGGAAGCTAGTGTTGAAACTAACTCTGGTTGGGAATCCACTCCTCCTAAGAGTTTTGCTGCTGTTGCTGCTACTGTTCCTAAGCCTCAAAAGCCTAAGAAGGAAGCTAAAACACCAAAACCCACTTTGAAGTCTGTTAATCCCGAGAGACCTAAACCATCTTGTTATAAGTGTGGTGGTCCTCATGTTATTGGGTTGTGTCCTAATAAACCCGAGGGATATAGGACTTTTACTAAAGAAGAATGGGAAAAGCTTGAACCCGCTGAAAAGCGAAGTGCTGTTGCTAAAAATAGACAGTTGTGTCCAAGACCCATTGTTAGTCAAAGTGTTTCTTTGCATGATCCTGTGAAAGGAAAATTACCGGTTCACGAAAATCTTGTACCAATATTTCTGCCCGGATGTAATAATCCTGGAAAACATGCAGAATATTGGGGAACTATGTTGAAAGCTAAGCATTTGAATGTGACTTATGTTATGATTACTGAGCATCAACTTAAGGACAAGGTTTATTATATTGGCAATGATATGAAACCTCATGAAATTCCTCCTGCTGAAAAGTGGAGTAAATTTGGAGAGGGTAAACTTGCTTATTATCGTATTCCGGCCGACAAGTTACAGGCGATATCGAAAGGTGCTAATCTCTCAGTTGGAGATCCTTTTAAAGGAACGCAAAATGTTGCGATGTTCATTGGTATCAATCCCACAACTCTTGAAGAAATTTGTGCAGCAACGAGTTATTCGTATGCGGGTGGTGAAACAGAGATAGTTCACAACACCTCAACACAAAATTTTTCGTGTGGAAATTTTTTGATAGATTCCAAAAATAATACAGTCGTTGGACTGCATTTTGGAACCATTGGACCTTCTAAGAAGCATGGGGATAACAACCTCATGATTCCTTTAAAACAGGTGGGCTTACGCCGTGTAGCGAGCCCTTAAAACACCATGGCACCTATGTGCCCTTGCGACCTTTTGTGGGGGCGCAACCGTATCGGAATATGCGGGCGATTGGAACCTTGCCAGGTTCTGTCGAGAAGAACGTTAGAAGTTCTAGACGACACCAATCCGTGTATTCAGACTTGTATGGAGTAATTGGGTTGCAGAGGTTGAAAGACATCGCCGGTGACAAATTTTTTGTTGTTTGTCCAACCGAAACCAATTATTATAAAACTGTTACATCGTGGGATGTTAAACCTGAGTACAGATATAGTGGGACAGAATCTCATATGTTTGGAATGTTGTTTTTTGAGCACTATTATAAAGATATAATGCGAGATTGTATCGCGACCTCTGAGGAGATCTGTGCTTATATAGATTGGACTAAAAGTCCTGGTTTTCCCCATACCTATTTTGGTTTTAGAACAAAAGAGCAGCTTGTCTTAGCGCTCACCGATACTATGTTTTATGAACGTACCGGTTCACTCACTTTTTGGAATGTTTCCGGAAAGGTTGAGTTTAAAAACTTGGCTGATATTGAGGAGAATAAAATCAGGTTATTTCAAATTCCTGCATTTGAACTTCTCTTTTCACAACTGAAATTTGGTAAACGTATTTCCTTACGTTTGATGAACTATGAGTGGTCAAAGTATGGATTTAACCCTTACAGTGGAGGCTTTAATAAGCTCGCTGAAACGCTGCTGAAAAAGCGCTACCGTGGATGCTATGATGTATCCGGTTGGGATAAATTCTTACCTTTATTAAAAGATATATACTCTGTGCTACAGAAGCAGTGTGGTATAACTGAGGAAGACTGGGAAGAATTTCTATGGACTGTTGAGAACACTTGCGAATTTATGTTAAAATTGCGCAATGGTACTGTTCTTGTTAAAGACTATGGAAATGCCTCTGGCTCCGGTTGTACAACTAGAGATAATATTTTTGGCCACGTTATAATTTTCGCCGCTGGACTTTTTCTTGCTTATCAAAAGAAAAATGGCGAATCTCCTTCTTTTTCACTTGTACGTGAACAACTAGTTAATTTGTATGGTGATGACAACGTTTTCGCTGTGGATGAGGATTTCAGTTTGATGACTGATCCTGAATTCCTAGCAGAACATCTTGGAAACTATGGACTTAAGTTAAAGTTCTTTTTTGGTGGTTTGGATGCTGATTTGCACACACTAAGTTTCCTCGGTGCTTCTTTTAAGAAAATGCCGTCTGGATTGTGGTATCCGTTGTATGATGTTGAAAGACTTGCAACAACTATGATTTATGAGAGTGATTCTTTAACACTCTCTCAACATCTTGGAAAAGCTTTTACGCTCATGGTAATGAGTCGACCTTCAGATAAGTTCGATATCTTCCACGATGCTTATAGAGCTCTAGTTTCGAGTGATTTAGTTCGAAAT